CTTCTTAATTTTTGATAATCAGCTATTATTGGATCAGCAACGTCATGCCAATAGAAAACCAAAGGAACAGCCGCTACTCCTGTATCCCCCTGATCTCCAGTATCACCTGCATCTCCGGTTTCACCAGTGTCACCTTGGTCTCCAGTAACTCCTGTATCACCTTGGTCTCCTTGAATACCAGTGTCTCCAGTATTCCCAACAACTCCAGTATCTCCTATATCTCCAGTTACTCCTGTATCTCCCTGATCACCTTGAACCCCGGTTTCCCCAGTGTCACCTTGGTCTCCCTGAGTTCCAGTATCTCCAATAGAACCTGTATCTCCTTGATCACCCTTATCTCCTGTATCACCCTTATTACCACTATCACCCTTATCTCCTGTATCACCCTTATCACCACTATCACCCTTTTCGCCAGTCTCTCCAGTATCTCCAACTCCAGTATCGCCTTGATTCCCGGTATCACCCTTATTGCCACTATCTCCTTTTTCTCCCTCAATTCCTGTATCTCCAGCCTTTGCCATTAAAGTCCAAAAATAACCAGTATCCCCTGAACCCGGTTCTACATCTAAATTATAATTAACAGTTGAAATATAAGTTCCACCATCATTACTAACTACATCATTTTTACTATAAGTAGTTTCTTCATCCCATTCACCTAAATAATCAAAACTGATTCCAGTATCACCTTGATTCCCGGTATCTCCTTGATTGCCGGTATCTCCTTGATTGCCGGTATCGCCTTGATTCCCGGTATCACCCTGATTTCCGGTATCTCCTGTATTCCCGGTATCACCCTGATTCCCTGTATCACCCTGATTGCCTGTGTCTCCTTGATAACCAGTGTCACCTTCAACCCCAGTGTCTCCTTGGTTTCCGGTAACACCTGTATCGCCTTCATAACCAGTATCACCCATACTGGCTAATAATTGCCAATAAGTTTCATTAGGTGGTTCATCACCAGTTGTATCACCTATAGCTACATAACTAGATCCATCAATCTCAATAACATCACCAATTTCATAAGAAGTTGCTATATCCCATTCACCTTCATAGTTTAATCCTCCGACTATTTGGAAGATTGTTGGATCTGTTAATTGTACGATCTCAAAATCACTCATATTATTCCTCTACCTCTAAAGTAAATGCTTCTGCAAAACTACCATATTCTAATTCTGATCTACCAGCCCAAGCAGTAACATAATCTGTTACTTCTGAATTATTTTTAACAGTTGCATAAGCCATTGAGATATTTTTACCATTTTTCTTTATTTTTCTAACAATCCAGTTTGCATCAACATCTTCTTCTCCAGTATAAGTTATATTTCCAGACTTAGCTGAATTATTTAATCCCCATCTTTCTTCATTAACAACTGATAATTGACGAAGAATATTCATTAAACCATAGCCTCTATTGCCACTTGTATCTTGGAAAGAATACTTTGAACCACCGCCACCACTAGTAATAACAATACTAGCAACCTCTGTTGCTAATGCCTCAGAAAGTTTTTGATAATCCATTTGAGGAATTTGACTAGCAATTATTTTTGCCAATTTCTTGTAATCAAACTTTTCTTTTTGAACAGTTACTTTAGCTGGAGGCACGATTATTTTATCTTGAATCGGGGCTTGAACATTAATCTCTGGATTTAATTCTAAGTTATCAATAGCCTTCTTAAGACCTATCAACTTGCTACTTATTTCTTTAATTTCTTTAACTGGCTGATTAGTTATTTTAATCTCTCTTAATTTCTCAATAGGTTTTTTAACTGCCTCAATCGCTTTTGGCAAACCAGTTAATAATTTATTAGTTTGTTTAGTTTGCTTTTCTAAACCACCTAGATTAGTCACTTCCAAAGACTTATCCAAATTCTCCACAGTAACCTTTCTAACCTCACCAGACTTTGTTAAATAAACATTCTTAAAAGATCCAATCTGCTTTGAAAGATTTTTACCTATTTTCTCAAGAATTGACAGATTATTTACAGAAACATCTCCACTAACTTCTTGAAGTTTTGGGAAATTACTTATCCTTGTCTTAAAGTGATTTTTCTTTAATACTCTTACAGAAGCGATAGCAGTAGTTTGGACTGTGTTAATAATTGAATCAATAACACTTTTGAACAGTTTATATTCCATATTTAACTTAGGTTACCAGTCAAATTATATTGTTTATTGTTTTGTTGTGGATCTAACCCTGCCTGTTCTCCTCTCATACTTCTCTCCATTTGATCTGCACCCATACCAGTTGGAACTTCTGGTCTTGATAATGCTGCGGTTTCAGCAGCAGCCAATAAATACTTAGTATGTTTCTCAAGATAATCGCCAAATAATTTTAAGATTGGTTCTGGTTTATCTTGGAATGTTTCAGATAAATGAACTTGTACGATCTCCATTAATGCCTTGTGATTGTCTCTTTGCTTAATCTCTGGCATTTGTCCTCTATCCATCATAGCCATATCTGATTGAGCCTTCTCATCATCTGATATAACAATATTGTCGATATTATCCATTTCTGGGTATTCTTTAGTTAAAGCATAAATAGGTGCAGTTAAATCAACAGTTACACCTGTTTGGTTGCTAACACTACCCAATACAGTAATTAAGTTTTGTAGTGAGGCTTGTTTGCTGGCAGGAGTTTGTTTCAATACATATTCTGATGTTACTCCGACTTTAAAGTTAGCACTAATTTGTTCTGGTTGTGCAGTAACTAATTCCGAAACATTTTTCTTACCAGTAATGTTGAATGTTTGTTCTTCTGTAATATATTGCGTATTTAACTCAAGGAAGTGTTCTCCAAGTCGTTTAATAACCTGACTTGAGAATAAATCAACAATTAATTGAACATTAGTATCAATATTTTTATCAATAACCATTGCTCCTCTAGCAGTTTGGTTAATATCTGATCCACCAGCACCAGAGGCATAAAGTGATGAAATTCCACTTGCTCTTTCAATTTTATTTTGTAAACTCTCAGCCATCACTAAGGCTGATCTTGTATTGTCTTGTTGTCTTACTTGTTCAATTTGATCTACCCCACCAACGGCCCGGATAATTCCATTAGGTCTATTGACAAACATCCAATCGGGAGTTTGAGATGCTGCTGATCCAGCAATCCACATTGAATTATTGATTTGTCTAATATTAGTCATTGTTTGATTCAAATTCTCATTAGAAGCAATTTGTAAATCAGAGAATGAATCAATGATACACATTGGATAATACTCATCATCTTCTGGGAAAGGAGTAAAATCTATATATGGATAATGACCATGCCAATATTCATTTTCTTGATTCTTGTTAACAATCTTATCATCACCATCAAGGGGAATATATAAAAGATTATTATCTTTTGTTTGCATACAAAGCAAATTAACATAACTTGATCTGAATACCATTTCATTTTGTTCTTCTCCAGATTCATTTGGTAGATCAATACCAAAATCTAATGCCTTATTTAACACCCCACTCTTTCTCAATTTATCCAACCATTTCTTATCCCAACTCTCTCCATCAATTTCATTCTCATCAAGCATATCTCCAATTCTCATTGGAATTATCTCAAGAGTATATGGTTGTTCTTCTAGTTCTGGTACATTTCTGTTAGGTACTAACAAATCATTAAATCTGACAAACTTAGCAGTAGCATGGCTAACAAGATCATTCATTACAATACTTCTACCATCAGGGGTTTTAATCACCCTTCTCTTTTTAAAGTTCCATCCAGTCTTAATATATCCTTTACCGGCAACATATCCAGAGTAAAATACTCTTAAAAATAAATTTGTAAGTAATAGTTCATTCAATTCCCAATTCAAAACATCCTGATTAATTTCCCGATTCTCAAAGTCTTTTTGATTTTTAGCTTCTAGTTGAATTCTAATCTTAGAAGGATTTGTTCGTGATAAATAGTTTCTAACAACAGGGAATGTAAATGGATCGAATAAAGAATAATCCCATTCATAAGCATCATCAGTATTAATGACATTGTGGTACAGGTTTTTATTAAGTTCTACTCTATCAAAAACATCTGAATTTATTTCTTTAATCTTGTTGTATCTATTTCTAACAATAGTGGCTAATTTGCTTTTAGAGGTCATAATTAATTTTACTCTTTTTTAGGATTGTTAATGCTATTTTTTAATTTAGTTTGCCAATTTCCATTAAATAAACTGAAAACTTTTGTTTAACTTTCTTCATTAAACTCATATAAGTTCTAATTTTTATCTTTAACACCCTAGAAACCGACTCATTGTCAATCTGATACCCATCATTCTTAAGGATTAATAACAAAAAAGCAACTTTTTCCCTATCATCTAAATTATACAACATATTACAGATAAGCATCTCATATTCTCTATCTTCTTCAAATCTTTTACTGTAATCATCTTCTATTTTTAACTCTGCCCCTTGCTGTTTAAGTCTCGAAAAATTAATGGAAACTGGTATAAAATTAAGGGCTTTACTTTTCAATCGTGTCATGTAACCTTAACTCCTTTATAGTAGATTTAACTTTTTTACTACCCTTTTTATAAATAAACCCAGCTTTAATCCTATCGAAATTCTTTTTTCTTACTTCTTTAGTATTCTGATTTCTAGTACCATTCGTTTGTCGATAATAAAACAGAGACTCAAATTTCTTAAACTTAAATCCTCTAACAAAACATCTTAACCAAAAATCCCAATCTTCAAACATTCTAAAATTCCTAAAACCACCGATATCATCATAAACTTTTCTAGTTATTACTGACGAAACTACAATCTGACAATGATGCCACATTTGATCTAATGTAAGTCTCTTGGTAAGAGGATACAATTTATTTGACTTATTAATTTCTTCGTGATTATACCAAGTCATAATATCAGTATAGGCAATATCAGAATCAGCTTTAACAGCTTTTTCAATATAATCTGGGGCAATTTTATCATCACCATCTAAAAATAAAAGAAAATGTCCTTTAGTATTTTTAACACCAATATCTCTTGCTTTAGCCACTCCACCATTCTTGTCAAGAATTATTGTAGTACAACCACAATAAGAAACTGCTTTCTCACAACCATCATGGACTAAAATGATTTCCCTTGGTTGCCAAGTATTTTGAAGAATAGAATCTATTGTTTCCTTGAGGTACTTTTCTTTTTTATAGCAAGTTATTATTACTGATAAATCAACTTTTGTCATAAATTTATTTTATTTATTATTACTATGCCTTTGTCTCAAATCTCCATAATTTTTCTTTTTAACCCAATCTGGTTCTGGCTTTTCTTCTATATAATCCCCAACATTTACAAAATGATATTCCCATGAAGTTCTATGATGAGAAGTCCAGTCGTGGATCGGCTTAGAAATTGGAGTAGTTGCACTTGAATTATCATCTCTTGCTGGATAACGAGCATTTTTGATACATTCAACTGATTCTTCTACTCTAACTATTTTATTAGCTTCAACTCCACCCTGTAAAGCTACTTTCATCTTTTCTCGCCTTGTTATAAAGTCATTTGTTTGCAAACATTGGACATAAACACCTATACTAGACAACTCTTTTCTTGCTGTAGTAGAACCGCCAGCATAACTCCGCTTTTTAACATCTGGATCACCAAAGTGAATTGCTTTAGGTAAATCAGAGATAGACTTAATTGCTTTTAAATCGTCAGCATTATATTGATATTTAGAATCTATTGGTTTCCCGAACAAAGGAAAATAGAATTGGATAGGTTCACCAGATCTTTCATAAGCATTAACAATTCGCCATTTATTATTCTTCTTATTATATTGCCAAAAATTAATCGCAGTTCCATCTAATCCAAAATCCCAAGAACAAAATAATTGTTCGTGAGGAATTAGTGGGAATTTACCTAGTTTAACATTTTGTACTTCTGGATAAACAATACCGACTGTAGAACCTTCCCAATTAATCATTATTTCTCGATTGAAATCTTCTTTTGATCTTCGTTTCTTTTCTCTCTCAAGCCATTTGCGTGTTTTTCTAGGATCAAGGTGGTATCTAAGGGTGATTACTTTGATTTTCTCCCCTTCTTTACCATATCTTATCTTTTTAGCCTTGCCCGGCTTATTGCCAGGAGTCGTAACTAAGATTCGGCAGTTAGTAGTGTCAGCAGTAGCTCCCCAGACACTATTAGAATGTTCCCAGAAGGCAAATTCATCTAAAAAGATAGCCTTTTGCCTACCTCCTCTTGAAAAATTAGGGTTAGCCGATTCTCCAGAGATAACATTGCCGTTTTCTGGATTAACTAATGACATGAAATTGAAATGCTTATCAGGATTATAGCCTTTAGGTAAAGCAAATTCAGGCATCCGTTGAAGCATATAATCAATTTTACCGAAAAGTGATTCTTCCTTATTCCCTGTAAGACCACCACGTCTATTATCAACATAATCCTCTTTACGAGAACCGACTAAGAAGTTAGAAGCCGGTTGGAAACGCCAAAACCACAATAAAACAGCCATCCCTGTATAAGTGACTCCCATTTCCCGGCATTTCTCAACGAATAAATCTTCTCCACCATTAATATGCTTAACAAATCTCTTTACTAATCGTCTTTGAAATGGATATAGTATAAACTTAAAGTGATAAGGTTCTTGTTTTGGATTGAAGGTATAGCAAAAGGTTTCGATAAAATAAATTGGATCGTCTTTTGCTCGTTCCATCATCTTAGCGAACTTCTTTTTATATACTTTTAATTGTTTCGGTGTTAACTTATTTACATCCATAATGGATCAACCTCATCTTTAGTTTGTTTTGACATAACGAATGTCTTTGAAACACACAGGTAACTACCATTCATCTTGAAAAGGTAGGAATCTGCTTCCTTCCAATAATACTCAGGTTCATTAAACTTAGTAAAAAATCTGACCAAATTACTCTCATCTATCCCATCAAACCATTTATTTTTATTAATTTTATGTTTAATCTTCTTTACCTGAGCAGTTGTAATAGTTTTCATAATCTAACCTATCTTAGTATAACATTCTCATGCCTAGAATAACTTGTCAAGTACCAATTTAGCAGAAGTAGAGTTAGAGTGCCAACAAAAATACCACCGCACCCAAGAATGGTATGCGGTAGTAAAACTATATACGGACTAAGTTTATAGTTTCCCTGATTGTCTTTCTTTAATCTTTTCTAAATTATCAACGTATTTTAATGATTTTCTTCGTTTTTTTCGTCTAATTTTATGTCTTTCTCTGTATTCTTTATTAAAACTCATTACTATTTATATTCAAAATCAATTAAAATATAAGGTGGAGGAGCAACTGGGGGAAATATGGGATGACATTTCATTTTGTAATTGGTTTTCTTTTTTGGTGGTGATTTCCAAAGCGGTTCCTTATCGTCAAAACAGGAAACAGCCAGTAATAGACCATTAGCCATACCTCTCATATAATCACTTACATCATAGTTGCCCTTAGAACATTGGATATTACAAATATTCTTTAAGTCTCTAATTCTTTGTTTGTATGTTTTCATAATTAATCTGCTGATTCAATAATCATTTCTCTACCAATAGCTGCCAGTAATTCTCCAACATCTATTATAAAAGTCATAAAATGATCGTCTTTCCCAATATTAAAAGCAAAACTGACATTACCTTCATGATAATTAATATCCAAGGATTCATTTAATTCCCTAAATAATTCTCTATCTTTATCGTAATTTGCATCTACTTGAACTGGTATTAAAGCTGACATATTCCTCCTTATTAATAATGGCGTGGAGGCAAGGTACGGAATTGCTAGAGTCACCGTACTCAAACTTTCATCATGTTTTCAGGTGCCAACCCTACTTAACACGTTTGGCAGAAAGATGATCACTTGACTCGCCTCCACCAACTAAATATGGCACAGATTCTAAAATATGTCAAGTACCAAATTAACAGGCTAAAAAGACAACTTGCCCCACTACAGAAATGAAAGCGTTACAAAGTGTAACGGAACCAAGTAAGTTATCAATTATGTATATTAACCTAGTATGAGTTATTTATATTCTCTTGAGGTAGAAGAAATGGGAAACACTACTTACATCTGCATAGGGCTATACCTTTACTATCACATATAGTTCCATTGAGACTCCCAACCTCTTTTTATCGGAGGAGGGTGGGGGGGTACTCATCTAAGAGTGAATAGCATGGGTAGTAGCCACCCCTGTTGTAGTGGGTGGGTGTGAGTGGGGGAGGGGATAGGACATAGCCTAACTACTACCTAACTGATAGCTTATGATCTACTCTCTACGTTGCTATTGCTTATACTAATATATACTAATCAATGGGGCGAGGCGGTTCTGGGTGGCTTATGGTTTGATGTTGATTATACTTTGTCTGCTTCTGCCAATAGCTCGGGGGTAATGTTATAAGTATTGATGATGTTCTGGTTGGTGTGTTCTGTTTTGTATCCATGCTTTGCTTTTAGTAAGAATTGGGCAAATCCGCTATTAAAGTTTTCGGACAGTCCACCTTGAATAATGCGATCCTCGGCAATGTTGTTCAATGTGTCAAGTAGTTTCATTAGTTTGGCTGACTTCTCCATTTTATTATATAGAAGTTGACGGCTACAACCCAAGAATACGGCCAATCCGGCAATCGTGGGAATGGCTTTTCTGTTCTTTTCGAAAGTATGTGTATATAATTCTACCCCACCAATCAAGTCAGCAATCGGGTATCGTGTCATCTTTTTGGCGATCTTACGCCTTGTCGCTGGTGTGTGTTTGCTTCCTTTAATCATTACAGTTAATTATACCATTTTAGAATGGGTTGAGTGTTTAAGATATTACCATATATTGCTACTTGACAACAATGTTAGACTGTGCCATACTAGGTTAGTCGCACCTTAACAACTGAATACGATTATAACTTGTTACTTGCCTTGCTAGAAAAGTGAGGCAACATGACAAAAAGATACATAGCGATTGTCAAGTATAGTAAAATTGCTATACCTGATGAGAAGGTCTTTTCTACTAAAGATAAAGCCGAAGCCTATATAGCAGATAGGCAAAGCCGAAACCCATATATAAGATGGGCAAGGATTAAGGAGGCAACTATCCATGACTAAAAAAGACTATGAACTGATAGCGGGAGTTATCAGCCACCGCATAGCACAAGTTAAACTAACCAGAAATGACAGTCAAGAGATTATCAACTCAGTCATTTATTGGATAGTAAACGACTTATGTAATGAATTAGTAAATGATAACCAACGATTTGATAGAGATAAATTTATCAAGGCGTGTGGATTATAGACTGTTGAGTTAACTGGCTTGACCAGTATCATTAAATAAACCATAACAGCAAGGCAAGTACAAAGTTATAATATACCTATTGACAACATTGTTATATCGTGTCATACTTAGTTATATTAAACAAATGAAAGGCGGATAACAACATGACTATCCCAAATCTTCCAAAAGTTACCAACATGATTAGCCCACGATCAGGGCAACCAGTAGCCAACCAATACATTATCGAGATAGGTGGCTTAAAAGTATTTCAATCCTATCAAACCATCATTGCTGTTCGTGGCGTGGCTGGTTTCACTTTAGACAAAGGCTCATGGGATTACTCCCGAACTACTAGCCGATATCTTAACCAGTTTCTAGGTAAAACCACCAAAGAAATCAAAACTAAGATAAAATCAGGCGAATATAAATTAACTAATCTAAACTAATATGGCATATTTTCAAGACTTACCAGAAGAATACAGAGATATGATAGCAAAACATTTAGTACAAGGCGACTGTGCTGTTGATTGTAAAGCTATTAAGCCAAATATGACAGATGAAGAAAAAGACGAGGCTGTTGACGATTGGATTAATCGCAATAATAACCCAGAAACTATCAAAGAATTAGTAAATGAAATCTGTTTATAAAATAAAAAGGAGTAAATATGACTAAAACCCATGAAACTGAGTATAACATTTATAGGTACTATAAAAGGAGTAACAGGCGTAAACTTATCAGGAGTGGCTTAACACTTGAACAGGCTCAAGAGTGGTGTAGTCGAGAGGATACCCGGAAAGAAGGAGTTTGGTTTGATGGTTATACTAATAAATATTAAATAAATATGTTTGAAAACTGTTCAATCTGCAGTAGAAAATTAAAGATCAAAAATATTAATGGTCAGTTAACTATCGGTGCTAAGCAAAAAAGAGTTTGTGGGAATTGTGTCAATCGTATTAAATATCAGAGGTTACAACCAATTATCTTAGAAATGACTGGACAACAAAAACTAATATGAGAACATCAATAAATCAAGTTATAAATAATAGGCTTATAAATGGGTATGATTATAAAAATCAAGCATGGGTAAGAGATGGGAAATATATAAAATGCGGACACCCTGAAAGCATGGATTGTAACTGTTACGGAAAATTAAACGAAGGCAAAAAAACTATATCAATTAACTAGGGATAATATATGGCAAGTATCCAAGGAATAGAAGTCAGTCCAAATGAAGAAATCCTAACGATAAGTATGGGGCTACAAGATTTTATCGAAGAAGAAGATGAACTTGAGGAAGAAGAATGAACATATACGAAATGTCAACACCATACTTAAGAGAGCAAGTCAGAAAAGAAACACCCCACTCTTGTAATGGTCAGGGCTGTATTATATGCCACCGGATATTGAGAGCCAAGCGAAGACAGTTGATTGAAGTATTAGAGGAATACCAAGATTTAAGAGATGATCATCTAAATGGAGATGAACCCGAAAAAATGGAATTAGTAGCATTTATAGCAGTATGAAAAAATTACTTGAGATTTTAATTGATAGTCTAGCATTACCGTTTATCTTGTTAGCAATTTATTTATGGCTGATTATACTAATTAAATGAGGAGGGCAATTAATATGCCTAAATATCTATTAACAGCTCAAGAGGTCCAAGACCTTGAAACAACTGTAACCGCTAAAAATGAGGCTGAAGCTTGGGAAAAGCTTGAAGACTTGTTAGACAGCGGGACCATGCCACACCGTAAGGACGGTTTGGGTGGTTCTATTGAACATAAAAACATAGAGGAGATTAAATGAAAACATTAAAAGGACAAAAAATAGTCAGGATTTACACACTTAATACTCAATACGCCAATAATCAGGTTGAGTTAGAAGATGATCGAGGAAACATTTATCGTATGCCAACATCAACCATAATCCAAATGGTAAATGAGTTCGAATTTGAGATAGAAAAGAAAAGAGTATATAATCACTTAGTCAGGGCTGATCTGTTAGAAACACCAATTAATTAAGACTTGACAAGGTAGTTAATTATTGCTATATTGAACTATATGATGTATAAGAAAGAAATGAAAGAATTGATC